CACAAAGACAAGGGTCGATGCCGATGGATCGTTGGCCTTGACGCGATGCACGTACTCGGCTGTACGACCCTTTGCGACGTTCATGACGATGTTACCCATTGCTATTCCTCATATCTCCCGATGATGGCCTGATTGAGGTCACCGTCATAACGGACATCCACCAGCTCGGCATCATTGCCGTAGAGGAATTCCGCCTTGTCAGGGGAATCATCCAGCAGGATCAACACGAACTCCTTAGACACGGGTCACCCCTTCGTGGTTCAGAAGAAGATGCCCTTCGAGGGCATGGCGTACGTCCCCGCTGGCGTAGGTGACCACCACGGCGAATTCTGGCCTGCCAGTAAGCTCGATCGTTTCTTTCGCGGTCAACTCAAGCCATACGCGAGAGTCGTTGTCGATGGTGGCCACGTACTCGTCTGTTCGACCGTTACCCCACACCGACAGAACTGCTGTGGCATCGGAGAGGTCGTAGGGAACCAGGACTTCGGGATCGTCTTCGGTGGCGGGTGTGATGGTGCCCCAGACGAAGCTGAACTTAAAGGTTGCCCCTCTATCTACGGATAGATCCATCTTCCCAGTCATCAGGCCCCCTCAATCAGCCAATAGTTGACCGTGCTGGTATCGGTGGCACCACTGCTGTTGATCGTGAAACCCACACCAGGATCCCTCACAGAACTCAGGTGACCCAGCGTCCCACCAGCCGTAGCGTGCGACAGGAAAATCAGCGTGTCATCCGTTACGGATGACACGCTGATGGTGATGGTGCCCGCGACCATGGCACCAGAGACACCCACTCGGGGAGCGGTGCTCACCCAACCTGAACCGTCCCACCGGAACAGACCCTCACCCTCGACATCCGCGTATTGCCCCTCGGTGGGATAGGGGATACCAGCGGAGCGGCCAGCATCATTGATGAACCGTGCGATACCCTGGGATGCGAACATATTGAAGTCGTCTTTATTCCAGTCGTCGCCATCGTCGTATGTACGGTAGGACATCACTCCACCCCCTCATCCGAGATAGCGAATTCCACCGAAGAGTTAAAGTGAAGTGGCGTGAAACTGAGGTTCACTCGTGCTACTGGTGCGGGTGGCATCCCACCGAACGTGGTCAGCAACTGTGGTGGCCTATGCCTGGACACCAGTAGGCGGGTGTCGTCCTCTTTGAATGACGCGCTTGCTGACACCGTGCGGTTGGCTCTATCGAGGGACAACGTGTGTGCTCCCGCTTGCACGTCCTTCTTTGTGGTCACATAGACCTTGTCCTCGAAGTTGTGGAAGCCAGTAGGGATTCCCTCGGCGTTGATGTCCACAAGGGAGATCTGATTACCGCTGACAATCCTGATCGGACGGTGTGTCAATCTGCTGTATTCAAGGATCTGATCGAGTACGGAAGAGCACGCGAACTGGGGATCCGCTGGTGCGGTTGCGTAGGGATCCCAGTAATCGGGGTAATCACTGAAGTCGGCATCTTCGTCCCAGTCGTCCCAACCGTCATCCCAACCGTCATCAGGCTCAGGGTCAGGTCCCTGATTGGGTCCCAGGTGGATCTCCGCTCCGTACAGCGCCGTGCGGGCGTTGGGTGTCGCGTTCAGCACGATGGCGGGGGAGCTGACGATCTCCACGGCCACGGGGACCTGATCGAGGATGCTCCACTCGATCGCGTCGAGGCTGAAGCTCACCAGCGTGTCCGTGCCGTCCCTCTCGACCTTCAACCAGAACTGGTCCAGGTCGTTGACGTTCGTGGGACCGAACCTGGCAGGCAAGCCACCCAGGAACCCTGTGGGCCACACGGTCAAGCGCATCCGGTACGGCTCCGTGCCGTCATCGTCGTCAGCGCCCGTGTACTCGGCGAACAGCCCCACCAGCAGGTAATACCCAGGGTCGGACAACAGCTCCAGTTCAATGTACGTGGATCCCCTGGTGGACAACGGAGTTGCGGACATACCCCATTCCACGTCTACGGGTTCTGGCAAGGAAACCTTCCACTGGAACGTGTCGAAGTCCACGGTGTCGCTCGACATCAGGGTGACATCCCCTGGTGTGTCAAGAGGGAACACAAGTTGAGTGTCCACAACAGACGGTGTGGGGGAGTTGCTCGGTGTCCAGGTGGACGCGATGGTGAGGTCACTGGAGTTGGCCACGGTTCACCCCGTCCACGGGCCGGGATCATCCACAATGGACACCCAGCGGGATAGACGATCCACTGCCGTCTCAGCAGGCAGGGATAGCCAACACACGCGCTTGGCCAGGGCGATGGAGTACGTACCAAGCAAACTAGCGGTGAAGTTCACACGGTGTCTGGTCTGTCGGGACAGCGCCGCTGGACGTTCGGTGTACTCGGTGCTAGTGCCCACAACGGTTCCCAGGTACTGGAAAAGATCACTGTACTCAACCTTGACCTTGTCGCCCACCCGCAACGGGGATTCTGGTAGGCCAGGTGTCTCGCTGGAATGCCATGAGGACAAGGAAACCGTAGCGGTCTCACTGTCGTACACGAGGGTCTGCGCTGCTGAATCGTAGGTATATCCCTGGGTGTAGCTGAACGAAGCAAGATCCACGGGCACCCACTCGCCATGATCCTGGCCTACAGCGCCGAGTCCTACGATCCCGCCCACAACGGACTGCACCACCTGAGCGGACTCGATGCTCAGGAGTTCAGGTTGGTAGGCGACGAAGGTGCTCATTGAAACGCTAGCCTCCCTGACACGAACTTGCGGGCGGACAGGAGGCGTTCGAGTTCGCGGCCGATCTCGGCAGGGTCGCTGCCCACTGGAGCGTTCACGGTGACGTTGATGACGGTGCCAGCTCCACCAGACGCACCCGCGCTGAGGCTGAGGTCTGCCGTAGCCGAGATGTCAGCGCCGGACACACCCGCCGCTACCTTCGCCATCGCGCGGTCCACAGCGGCTGTCTGAGACGTCAGCCCATCGGCCAGACCCAGGACCGCCTGAGAGCCGATCTTCCTCATCACGGTGGAGTGGGAGTGGATACCCAAGATCGACTTGAGCCAGTCTGGGAGCAAGTTGGCCAGACCCTTGATCTTGTCCTTGACCCAGTTCAACCCCGCGTTGATCCCGTCAACCAAGCCTTGCATGATGTTTTTCGCAAGATCAAGGAATCGTTGGGGCAGACTATTGAGGAACCCTAAGACGTGATCGAACACATCGGACACAAGCTTCGGGATTCCCTTGATGAAATCCCAGGCAGCCATGATTCCGTTGATGGCACCCTTGATGATAGCAACATAGAAGTTGAAGTACGCGACAACAGCAGTCTTGATGAAACCGAACACCTCGACAAAGACATCCTTGACGAACGTGAAGACGTCACCCAGCGCAGCGAATATGGTCTGGAAGAATTGTGTTTGCGTAGCCAGGTAGATGATCCCAGCGACAAGAGCGGCTATCGCCAACACAACCAGCATCACTGGATTTGCGCTAGCGGCTAAATTGAATGCCCACTGTGCGGCGGTGGCGATACCTGTCGCTGCCGCGCCCGCCACCATGGCGACCTTCGAGGCAACCGAGCTGGCAACAGACTTGATGTTGCTGAGTGACAGCGCATTGGTAGCGAAAGTGAGTAAATCCATCGCGCCTGCGGCACCCAAAATAATAGGGCTGAGCACGGACAGTTTATCGCCCCACTCGGCTATGCCTGTCGGTGGTTCAGCGTCCCGTTGAGCCTGGTTCAGGTCAAGCTGTGCTTTCTGTGCCTCTTTGCTATTCGGGCCGAAGTCTTGCACGGCCTTGTTGAAAGCGTCCTGTGCGTCTTGTACTGCCAAGAGTGCGCGAGCCTGATCGTCAGCTTTCGATGCGGCCAACTTCGACGCGTCACTGAACGCAGCCAGGGATCCACCGATGTCCCCGATGCCACCCGAGATCTTCGCGCTGTGTCCACCGAATGTATCGAACTTGTCGCCTAAGGATTTGGTCGACTTCCCCATACTGTCAAGGTCGGCTGTCGCTTTGGTGGTATCGGTGATGACACGCACGAGGACTGTTCCGGGCACTGGTGTCACCTCCTCCGATTCAACGCTTTAGTGATCTCACCCAGCTCTTGCATTGTCAATCTATAATAGTCGTCTGGTGTCCATCCCGGCATCGCTGTCAGGAAGTTGGCTAGCCGCTTGGCTCCTCTTCGTCGGGTTCTACTAAATTTGCCTGTTCACTCTCCGGGTCAGGGTTCTTGTCGGGGAAGTAGCCAGCGAGTTGGTTCAACGTCATTGCTTCGATGACAGGCCAGGGAACCTTGACGATACGGTTTTCATAGGCCCAGACCGCTCCCATAAGACTCTTCATGCCGCCTAGTTTCTCAAGCTCCTCTTTGTAATGCAGTTGTATCCCGATAATCTCGAACCCCGTAAGTTCCCGCAATGCTTCCTCGAAAGGCAAGTCTGCGGTCGGCTTGATCTCTTCGATCATGGCTCAAGCCCCTGTTCACTGATCAGCTGATCGACACCTTGATACAGGAGATCGATGAGCTTCTTTGCCACAATGGGATCTGCGCGGTTCATGAACAGGGAAGGCTTGATGTTACGTCTCGGGTGCCCATAGTTAATCGGGGCCGCGTAATGCGATGTGGCTACCGCGCCCGCTTTGCCTGGCTTAGGTGGCGCTGGCCTGATCGAACCCCTCAGGTGCCCACTGCGGACTGGCGCGAGGTGCGACGCGACGGTGGCGTACATCTTGCTGATCTCGGGAAGCGTCGGGATGTCTTCAAGGCTTTTACCGAGCGCGGCGACCTTGTCCACCACCTCGGTAAGGCCTTCGAAATTAGCCTTGAGTGCCCTGGCCATGATTACGCCGTCACAGCGAATGATGCCGCTGCTGTCACTGTTGTGGCATCCGTGTTGGTCACGGTAACGGAACGGTTCGAGATCGTGGCTCCACCCGTCATCGTGAACTGTGCGTAGATCAATGCTGCCGATGGCCTGGTAACGGAAGACACGGTGACACCTGTGCCTGAGACGGTCACGGTCGGGGATGGGTCGAACCCCGTGCCCGTTACCGCTACTGCCACCGTGCTGCCCTGGCCACCTGTCGCAGGGCTCACAGCGGTAATGGTCGGGGCAACCCCACTGGTAACCCTGGTTGGCTGTCCTGTGGTGCACGGCCAACTGACTTCGGTGACCTGGCGAGCGGATTCACTCGCGTCAGCCTCGCCTCCTAATGTGTCTCCATCGGGGAGCTTGATCCTGACGGTAGAACTGAAGCTGGGTTGCGTATCACTCGGAGTGTCGACCCCGTAATAATTGACCAATACGTCTACTGTTTCACCCGCGTGATCGAACATGAGATTCCACAAGGAGTCGGAATCTCCAGGATCCTGAACGAAGGTGATGTTGAGTGACCAGTCCCTGCCGCCACCAGCTTCAGCGGCACCGAAGCTGAGGAAGTCACTAGCGGACTCCGCGTTCGTGAACACGGCCTTGCTGACTTCGAACTTCCGCTCCACATCGTCAATAAGTAAGCGGATGATGTTTTTACCTAAAGCGGTCATGTCGGTTTCCCCTGTTTGGCTAGGAGGATCGTGGTGCCTAACAACTCCATGCCGCTTTCGGTGAAAACGGTAGGCTGATCGACTCCCTTGCAAGCCCAGTCCCCTGCGGTATGGAACAAGGTCAACTCGATCAATGCTTCGAGATCGGCCAGGTAGGTCGGACCCTTCGGTACCAGCAAGGCCACGGTCATCGAGACCTCGTACGAGCCGAAAGTCTGGCCTTTGGTGATGTACTGGCCGACTGGTATCCCCACGATGGCACACGGTGCGTTCACCCTGCCAGGCCAGGGCTCATGTATCGGGATGTTGAGTCCTGATAAATCGCTTATCAGTTGGGAACGCATCTCCTGGATCATCTCACCCCACCGACCCTAGTGGCCGTGAGGGATTGAGGAGAGGGGTTACGGATACCAGCGCGTCCCTGGCCATTCTGACAGGGACCCCATCGGCGAATGCCGCGATACCCCCAGGAGCATTGCGCCTGGTCCACAGTTCGGAGACCAATTGCATAACCGCGTAGTTCGCTATGTTCGTGGACACCCTGTCCGTTCGACCTTTCATGTGGCGGTCGATCAGGTCCACGGCCGTGTCCAGCAGGATAGGCAGCACTGAGAGGGCTGGCTCTATCTCAGGGTCAGCCCCCACGTATGACGCGCACTGCTCGACTGTCACGGACACGGCTATTACTCCTCTTATGAATCACGCGCTGTAGGTTACTTGGCGAATTCCTGCATCATCGATGATAGCTTCACCACTGTATTGCCAAAAACCAAGGAATACCGACTTCACCTGAATGTCGAAGTTCAGCTTTCTGGGAGATGACAGCCACTGGTACACCGCTGCTCTCTCGATCAGGTAACTATCGGTCAATGTCGGAACCTGAACAGCGGTCAAGCCATTGCCCAGGTCGAGTGTCCACAGTGCTGAACGGGTTCCGTCCGCGTTCGATGGGTTGACGTTGGGGAACAGCTTGCGGCCGTTGTCGTCACGAGCCGTGGCCAGTGCCGTAAAGGCCGCAGGTTCGGCCGCCAGCACGCTGAAGCGATCGAGGTCGGCTACACCCAGGAACGTGGTCTCCAGGTCGTCAGCGAGCGCTACATCCACGCCGTTGAGCGCCAGTGGTGCGCCGTCAACGAAGTCGTCGAGCATCTCCGCGATACGCGCCTCTGCGGCTGTAGCGCCAGCCCGAAGCATCTTGGACCAGATCATGCCGTCAACCTGAGGACCGGCCTTGTCAACCAGCTCTCTATTCAGTTCGGCTTTACCACTCAATGCGTGAGGAATAACGTCCTGATCGGTAGCCACGAAGGTAGCCAACGTGGGCTCGACACCTTCTGTGTGTTCGCCAACCAAGTTTCCCGCTGAACTGAACTTCGGCACTGTGAAAGTGTTGATATCGGCCAACGTGCCGCCGCTGATCATGCTGCCTAGCGGGCGACGGACATCCCGCTCATCGACATACAGATCAGGCCGGAAACCTTTAGGTGTCAGGTCAGCAGCGTCGGACGTGCTGACGAAGACTTCCTCAAGGAACTTGTCAAGACGATTGCGAGCTTCGTAGTCGCCTTGTGCGTAGCCGTGATACGCGTCCTGGATAAACGAGTGCTCCGCCCGGCCACCGTCGAAACGGTAGGGGAGAGGTTCGCGAACCTGAGTCTGCGCTACGGGCGTGACATCGGGAGCATCGGCTTTCATCGCGGCGGCGATCGCTGTCGCCATTTCCTGACTGTCCAGGTTGACCGTGATCTGGGGAGTGACGCCATCCCCAACCGCGAACGTTACGTTAGAGGTGGTGTCACCCATGGGATCGTCCTTTTCTTGGTCTGCTGACAGCCTCACGGAATCAATCCGTGAGGCTTCGAAAGCCGGTAGTGGGGTCAAACTAATTTCTCCCGCAATGGCGCGTGAGACAACGAACTCATCCCCGATCATCTTGGCTCCACCAGGCGGGATGTCGATACCCAGGGAGATCCCCAGCGCGCCGTCATTCGCAAGCTGAAGCATCTCATCCCCGCGCGGTGTCTTCGAGATGGACAGCTTCGCGCGGAGAGCCGTATCCGTCCACGTGTGGCTGGCCAGCGTGCCGATACCACGGTTCGAATCGTGGTTGTGGAGCGCTGGTGTGTGCGTGCCGAACTCGACGGAATCCTTCAAGAATCGCCAGGTGCGGCCAGCTTTGCGCGCGGTCTTGTCCAGCGGCACGGCCACACCCTCGACGGTGCGCGATTCCAGGTCGGCGAACACCTCACCTGGCACGAAGTCGAAGGTTACGTGTTCGATGCCCATCACTGAACCTCCGGGTTAAGACTCGGCCTGTTTTCGAGTTCCCTGGATTCTGCACCGGTAACCGGTGGCACTCCGTTTATCTGGCCTATTTGTGCGGCGACCAAATAGGAGTCGTATCTTTCCTTAGTATTGGCTCTCAAGAACCCGTCCAGTACCAGGTGTACCGATGTTCCGCGTGGCGTGACATCCCCTAAGCTAAGACGCTGTTCGAAAGCTGCAATGTAACTAGCGCACGTCAATTCAATAAAGGCACGCCTGATATCCTGTTCATTCGTATATGACCTTGTGGTCTGATTGACTGCTAACCAGCTCGGATCAATCCCGGTTAGGTTAGATACTTCCTTGACGCACCATTCCTTGCTGCCTATCAACTGGATTTCATCAGCGGTCGGCATCGAGATCTCATGACGTTCTATTCCTGCGGGAATGAACGCGCTCGACCGTGCCTTACGTGCCGCGTTCCACGCGGTCAGGAATACCTGAATGTCAGCATCGTCAGGGTCTTGCCCCTCGGACGGAGTGAAGTACTCGGTGGCGGATGGATTGTCTGCATACATATCACTTGTGGCTGACAACCTGATGGCCATCCTGACAACGACCGCTGCCGCTTCGAGCATCGGATCGTTAGGCGACACGAACAGGATGACGGGGAGTCTTCCGTCAAGGTTCGGCTTGACCTCGTTGCCGCGAACCCAGATGGTTCCGGATTCATCCTGGGTCCATTGTCCGAATTCGATCCGTTCGACGGCCGTAGGGAACCCTGCGGAGTTGTATTGCAAGATCATCCATAGTGACGCGGAGTCATACCACAGATCTTCGAGCGTCCTGGCCACGGTGACCGTGCGGACCAGACCTTTCAGGGACTCGGGTTGCACCAGTAGAGGATTGTCAACCCGCTCGCCATTCGCGTTGGTTGCGTGAAGAGGCAGGGTAGCTAATGTTCCGCAGATAAGATCCCTTGCACGTTTCAATGCTGGCACCCGACGACACTGTGCACGAGTGACTTTCCCAGCACCATAAGTGTTACCAACGAGAGCTTGCCATGTTGCGTAATCGCTACTACCTATTGCCTGCGAAGTGAATTGAACTTTCGGTGGATCCTGAGCAAGCGTCATCGGCGCAGGAGCGGGGAACAGCCAATCCGCTACTCGACCCACAATTTCACCTCTCACAAGGAGTATCGGTTACGCGCCTTCCGAAGTCACCACTCGAAGTTTCACGGGCTTCGGAAGCTGCCTCGCCAACCACACCGCGCCGCTCATTGCGAACACAAGCTCGACGTAGAGACCCTCGGGACGGGCAAGCGTGAAGCTGCCATCGGCGCTCCGACGCGGTTCGGCGGTCAAGAGCTGGCTCGTAAGCAAGTTGTCGCCGTTGTGGGAAAGCCGTCCAGCGGAGATCAGCTCCGACATGCCCTGGACCGCCTGTGTGACCTCCTGCGGGCTCAGGGCACGGCTCTTGCGCAACTTCTTCAGCTCGGGGCTCAACGCGGCTGAGGGGCCACGTGAGAGCCACCCCATGACACGCGGCTTCACCCTGTCCACCAGCGGACCCAACTCAGCCCGCATGGCGATCGTGCTCTTCCAGACCCGCACGACTTCGACCCTCACGCGTTCGTCGGGTAAGACGCAAGCGGCTAGTAGGCCGATGTGTTTCATGTCGTCGGACATATCCAGGCAGAAGGCGATACTTGTCTTGTACGCATCCATTGTCCCTGGGTCGTAGCAGGCTGACCACGCAGGTCCCGTAACGAGCGCATTCAGTACGGGAACACCCTGGCATAGGTTTTCTGTGCGGAATACGGATGCCGGTCCTACCAATTTGCTCTCTAGGCTTTCCTCGGTGATAGTCACGCCCCAGGCAGGGTTTGCGTGTGCCCATGAATCCCTATCGGTCAGCTCACAATCGGGAATCCCGGAGTACTCGAAGTAGCCCAGGTGCGTATCGGTTCCTGAAATTCCCACTGACCTGAAATGGTTCAAGACAATTGACTTGGAGTCACCCATGTTAGAAAGCATGATGCATAAACTGTTAGGTACAGCTACCGTCGTGTTGTCAGCCGAAGCATGAGCGTCCCAGGAATCATGCTCGCGTAATTCATCCTCGACTAAGATGTGCACTGCCTTAGTGCCACGTCCACCTTTACGACTCGCGGCGGCTACCTTGTATTTATTGCCATCGGCAGTCTTCAGACTTGTGCGTCCTACCCCTCGGAGTACCCGTGGCTTGCCACCGAACACCGCTGGGTTGTCCTCGATGATGTCAACACAGTCTTCCCACGACTCGACCGCTGTTTCGATAGTCGAGCTTGTCCCTAGTACCATCGGGATGCCATGTGCGAGGAAGTATGCGACCAAGTAGGACGCCCATTCGCTCTTACCATTCTGGCGGGCAACCAGGACCAGCAGATACCGGAAGCGATGGAGTCCGCTAGGCAGAAGTTCGAGTGCGTGAATGAAAAGCCAACACTGATAGGGCATCGGGTACCAGTGCATTTCCTCGCG